GGAGTCACGAGTGTAAGAGTTACACGATTGCGCTCATATTCAAGGCTTGTATCATCTTCAATATTAACTTTACTTGTAACAACACTTGGTGGCTGATACAAATCACCACTTCTAAAACTAGAACCATATGTTACTTGTTCTGTGAATGTCTTCTTGAACAACATAATCGTCTTTTTGTACTTCGGAATCTGAAGTCCACCAAGACGCTGAGAAACAATCAAATCGTTAGGGTCGTTCTGGAAGTTGTTGTACATACCAGCACGAAGGTTGTTCGTAATGAACACCTCACCAAACAATTCCATACCAGATGGGTGAACTAGTTTCTTAATAGTATCACGATAGTTCTCAATAGACAAACCAGTTCTTAGAACATAGGAGAATGTCTGGTAGTATTTGTTATCCTGAAGATATTTCGCTTCTGATAGTTGACCATCATCGTTGCTGAATATACCAGGGTGACGGGCAACAGAACCTGTTGACATTGTGACGCTGGCATCACCATTACCATATGCAGTCATGTCGATAGTTGGAGTATCGTAGTACAAAGCACCAAAGTTTTGGTTTAGAATTTTAACTTGCTTAATACGACCGATAGTAGCACCATCAGCACGAATAGATGCACCTACACCAGTAGCAGACGATATTGTTGCAGTAGGAACTTTACGATAACCAGAACCTGCATTTGCGATTTTGATATCAAGAATAGCACCATTACCCAAGAAGTTCCATGAAGTATTATATGAAATTTCTGGAGATTCGCCCTCATCATACACTGCACCAGTAATAGATGCAGATAGTTCGATACGAATAATCTTATCCCCAACAATTGGGATTACTACGTTTGATACAACAGGAACATCAATACCTTCATATGCAGGAGTGACAGACGCCTCAGCACTGGCAATATCATCTTCAACATATACACGGAAATAGTCCCAAAGAACAGTTCCCGCCATAGTTGTTTGAGTAAGGTTATTCAATATTGCTTCTGTTACGGTGAACGTACCTGGACCATGGACACTAAAGTAATAACTTCTTGTAGTCGGTTCATCATTTAAAATGTCAAGTGAACGCTCTGTGATAATAGGACTCTGAGGAATACCACTACCACGATAATCTTCATCCTGAGATGTTGCAACTGCAATAGGCATTCCCGATACAGAAACATCCGACACGAATGCCGCCGCACCAGAACCACCAACTTCACGAGAGTCTTCAAAGACAACTTGGTCGTTTACTCTATATCCAGTACCAGCATTGATAATATTAATTCCACTAACATCACCAGGAAAGATAGATGCAATCTGAGCAACAGAACCAACGCCAGAGTCACCTTCAGCAGTATTGACTTGTAGAATTGTACCTGCACTATAACCAGTACCAGATTGCCCAACAGAAATATCTGTTGTCATTGGAACAATTCTAAATGTTAGTACGTTGTTTTCGGTATCTTTATAGTAGATGTAATCTCTATCTTCTTCTGCATCAGACAGTGATGGGTTAAAATCACCAAGACCAGTAAGATTAGAAATGTATGCTTCTGTAATTAGCGTATCACCAAGATAGAACTGAATGATGCGCTCTACAGTAGCAGACGCCCAAGTTCTAGTCTCAGGAATATTTGTGTATGGGTCAACGTAAACATAATCTTGAAAGATTCTTTTACCAGTGAGGTCAAAGACGTTCCAGTTGCTATCGTTTAGTATTCGAATTGAGGTTACAGTAGACCACTTACCGTCAGACGCTCTTAGAATATCATTCTTCGGATAGTAGAATTCGACATTCTCATTAAAAAGAATATTAAATAGGAACTGGTATGATTTTTCAGTACCCTTAGATGCGTAGAATGAACGAATATTTTTGATAAGAGTTTTCTTATCAACTTCAATATCTTTTGGAATTTGAGTTAAGAATTCGGCTTCAAGATGTTGTAGGTACAAATCAACAGAAGTGTCTACATCTTGACTTTCTAGTAACTTTTGTACTGTGTAATGTGGATTACCCGGTTCTGACAACCACTCATAATATGCTTCAAGAAATCTTTGAAACATAGGATATTCTGAAGACACAAATCCCGGAAGTTGGTCACCGAGTGCATATTTAATTGAGTTATCAATATGGTCAACTCTAGTTAAAGAGTTACCCATAGATAGAGAATTGCCAGACTGATAAAACAGTTTCGGTACAGGACCCAAAGGCAATTCAATAGTCACAATACCTTGGTCTGCGCCATTGTTCTGAACTAATACGTCATACTGTGCGCCATCACCAAGAACCCTATCAGTCTTAATATAGAAGGGGTGACCAGGAGCCTGAACATTAAAGTTGTATATCGTTCCACTTTGCAAATCCAATGGGGGATTTGCAACACCATCAATCTGATATGCGCCTTCACTAAATGTGACTGTATAGGTAAATGTTGATTGTGCCATTACGTTTACCCTGCTTGATAGATAGAGTTGATTTTATTAGTGTACCGAATTTGAGAATCAGTAGCATTTACAACAATATCATCTTCAAGAATTTCTAAGATTTGATTTCGAATAGAGAAAATGTCTTGTTCACGAGGAATAATACTAACAACAAGTTCAGTATCATCAACTGATTCGGGTCTAAAGTTTATAATATCAACCTGCCCAGTTTCGTAATTAACAGAACCTTTGTTTGTGTCAATTAAACGTCTCTCACCAATAACAAGTTTGTATACGTTAATTACACCATAACCATCATCAGACAAATAACAGCCAGCATCACCAAAGTAGGTGAAGTTGTTTGTGTAGATAGAACCAAAGTGACCTTCGTGTGGATAGAGAATTGCGTTAGAAAACTTTGTACTGTATGCTTTAGATGCGTTAGGTGTAACCACCAACTTCTTCATCAACGACATTGAAATGGAAGAGTTTTGAATCGCAGGGTTTGCAGAATCAATTGTTCTCAAGAATTTTGAGTATCTAAAATATGTGTTGAACTGCTCCAATTCGACTTGCGAAAAATTAAGAACTGCATCTTTTACAAACTGTTCAATATCAGATGCAGAATATGAACCAACTTCACGACTGAAGTATACGTTAATCAGTGGGCGAATAAAGATATATGATGGGTCAATAATTTCTGGTGTGATAGAAACGACACCACGAGACTTCAAAATACTATCTTTAATTTGTTCTTTTGCAATATCATTAATAACGAAACCTGTTTTTGGTTTCATTGCAATAAACACTTTACCGTAAATTGGTGGGTCGTTCTCTTCCCCACCCCAAGAAGTTACTGCTTGTACGTCTGCATAATTCTGTAGAATTGCAGTCTTGTAGTCTGTAGATGTAACAACTCGGTTCTGTGCATTAAAGTTTAAAGGCGCAAGATATCTAATACTCTCTGTAGTCTCTCTTTCAGCACCTCCAGAAGATTTTGTATTACCTTCGACAAGTTGGATTTGTTGTTCATAGCCTTCAATCGGAGTAGTGTATGCGAATGTAGATGCGCCATTTGCATCTATGCCATTAGTTGTGAGATAGTCGATTAGAACGATATTATTATGTTCAAGCGCACGACCCATGCTACCATCACCGAAGTATACTTCGTAAAACTCTTTCTCAATCTCCTGTAGAAAATATGCAGGACTCTCTGAAGTCAAATCAGTGATTGAGGTAGTCTTCAAAAAAGTTGTTGTTGCTAGGTTCGTTGCAGAACGCTGAACCTTAACATTTAAAGTTGATGTGTCGATATTATTATTTGTAAGAACCATTCTCTGTGAAGAATTATTCCTATCAAAAACATATTTCTGTTCTACTTTATTACCTTCATACAAGTAAATATTCAATGTGCTATAAATGTAATTGTCACCCTCAGTGCGAACTTGAACTGCACTGTGGTCTTGCACTGTATTGAAGTAGTATGTTTTACCATCAATAACGGTTTTGTATTTTGTGTATTTGGGTACGATAATACTTGTGGGTAGAGGTGATGTTGTAGTCGGTACTGGAAGTTCAATATTAACTAAAATCTTTGACGCCGCCATAGAGCGTGGCGTGTAGCCAAGCATCTTTGCTCTGGACACAATACTATCACGCAATGTTGCAGTGTCAAGAAACATTTCATTTGCAACCATGTTTGCATAAAACGCATTGTAGTGCGTATTATATGCAAGCAAGTCCATAAGAATATTAATAGAAGAACCATCAAAATCAAAGTCTTTAAGTTGACTTTGGTTCTTTAAAAACTCTTTAAGATTGCCCTTGATACTATCAAAGTCGAGTTCATTAACTTTTATATTTTCTGCCATTTTTATCTAACTCTCTCTAAGAATGTGTCTAGGGAAACCAATGTAGGTAAATTTTCAATATAGAAGTCAATTCTAACTTTGAACCCGTTCTCATCTGGAACCCCCTGAACAATCACATTGTCGATTTTAACTCTCTTCTCAAAGTTTTGGATAACCTCAACAATACCAATTTTAATCAAATCTTCAGTATATTCAGTAAATGGTTCAAACAACAATGCTCTGATATTTCCACCAATCTCTGGGTGAAACGGTCTTTCGTAGTGACTAGTCAAAAGTAGATTAATCATCGACCTCTTTACGGCTTCAATATCTCGCACACGACCAACATCGCCCGTCACTGGATGAGCAATGAAATTCAAATCAAAGTCTGAAAATGTGGCGTTTGGTGCCGTAAGTCTTGACATTTATATGTTCCTATATTACTATCTTTATTTATAAGACAAAGCATCAACCACCAGCAAACACTGTACCACTACCGCCAGTCATTGCGCCTGCGTCTGCACTGTCCCCTATTCTACCGACAGCGATACCATTAATGAATACGGTGCCAGAACCAGCGTTTAAATTTGCTACATGGTCTGGGCATGGTGGGGCTGGTGGATGTGGGTGAGATACTGTAGGTGCCCCAACAACAATAACATTGATTCCATTAGCAGAAACAGTCCCGTCAGTAGCAGGTGCCGCAATAGTAGTGGAACCAGTACATGCATGTCCTGTTGATAAACTGTCTCCTACTCTACAAATTGCAGGCATTTTTGCATTTACTCCAAATTAGTCCTTGACAACCCTTGACAAGTATGTTATATTATAGGTGTAGGGTTTAATGTAATATTGATTGTATTATTGATTTAATTACTTCTTAGTTTAAGTTAGTTCAAGTCAATCTTAGCACCTTTAATGGCAACATTGCCTGCGGCTGTAATACTATAGTTGCCTGAACAGGTCGTCTCTACGTTTCCTGTTACATTCATCTTCACATCTCCGCCAGTGACAGTGATATCAATACCACCCCCACCGTCAACTTTGAGAATGACACCTGCACCACCGCTTGTCTGAAGATTTAGTCCAGCACCAATTGATACTGTCTTTCCTCCAGAAACCCCCTCAAAAGAAGCGCCGTTAATCATCATGTAGTGATTGTTCATTGTCTTTTGAACAGTGTCACCACTGGGTTGAAATTCAACTCCGCTTCCAGTTCTATGTCTTAGGTCCAGACGTTCTGCTCCAGGACTATCATCCATTTCCATAGAATGACCGCTCTCTGAAACCTGTGCTTTATTCAATGGATAAACTGAAGCATATGTCGAAGCGGGTTCATCGAAAGTTCCGCCAGCGCCATCGGGAAGACCTGTCATTGGTGCGGCAGAAGCATTTGCAATTCCAGCAGGTGGGGTTCCTGTTGTTGCTCCTGGAGTTCCTGCACCAACGCTCGGTACTGCTGGTTTATTCTCAACAACAGTGCCAACGCCAGCAGGACCTGGACTCACAGTAGCGCCAGGGGAAGGTCTGCTTGCTAGTGGTGCTGGACCCGCATCACCCAAGTCATCAGCAAACCCGCCGCCACCCTGTGTTGGCATAACTCCAAGAATGACAGGTTTTTGTGCCGTCTTACCATCTTGGAAAAATCCCATAACCCAGTCCCCAATTTTAGGTGGGGTAATTTGAGGTGACGGATTATTTGCGTAAAGTGCAATCGCCCAAGGTAATGCATTGTTTGGCAGAAGTGCAACATCGTCTGTATGCCATCCAAGCGCACGAACACGAACACGACCTAGAGATTCTGGGTCTGCTCTATCTACAACTCTACCCATGAACCATGTAAAGTTTCCATCTACTCCTGGGTTATTTTGTGCTATCGGCATTCTGTTCTACCTTTTTATAATCTATATTATCTTTTAGATGTTCAAATTCACTGACTTCACCTCTACGAAACATTTCTTCCATAGTGCTTGACGGAGCATCTTTCAATTTTTGTTTCGTTTCTTTGTTGCTCATATCAGTTTCCGAAGAGTTCTTTAGTCTCTTTAGTTTTTGGAATATTATCTTTAATCCAATCAAATACTTGTTGCTGTACTTCTTTGCGTTTTACAGGCGATTTACCTTCTTGCTTAATAGTAAGATATGTAAAGTCTTTAATTACTTTGTCTCCTGTAGAGTTAGGTCTATCAAAGAATACTGTGTTCTCTCTATTATTTAGAATGACTGCAACTTTACCATCAATGCCTGATGGAATAGAACCCGCAACAATTTGATACATTGTTTTTGCCGCACCTTCGTGGGTCTTCAAAAGAATGTCTTCTGGTACTACACGGTCACGTCCAGCATTGTTAGTTACTGCAACACGATAGTTAGTCAACACCCAAACAATGTGAATATTTTTTGCGTCATAGCCAACTGCTTGTAGTCTTGGTAGAACTTCTGTAATGTCACCAAGTTCTTTTAGAGTAATATCAAAAATAATATTTGGCAGTCTATCTTGTGATACATCAGACAAAAGTCCGTCAAGAGTCTTATCTTTAATTCCTGCGTCTTTAACTGCCATATGCAATTTGAATACGTCTTTAGGATTACGCAAGTTCAGACCAGATAGTTCTGGGAATCTACCTGTAGTATCATTAAGTTTCATAAACGCAAGTTTCCATTCGTCAACGTCACGAATCTTAAAGTCGTTTCCTTGCAGAAAGTTCTTAATAGCAAAGCCTTTACCTGAACCAGCGCCACCAGCAAGGAATACAATCTGTCCGTATTTTTTTCCGCCATTAAAAAGAATCTGCTTTTCGTTGAGCATTTGTGTTTCTTGTGATTGTGAATTCAACCACTCGCCTAGACTAAGTTCCATCATTTTCTCCTAACTTTAAATTGGTTCCATTGGTTCAAACGAACTATCTTTAACTACTTTAATTATCTGCTTATATTTAGACCCAGTGACAAATGCATGATTAATTGCTGTAATCATAACATTACCTGATAACTGTCTATCCAGTTGCAGACCTTCGGTCTCACGGGCACCGTTCTGAGGTAGTCTTAATTCTGCAATTTGACCAATCTTCCTATTCGAATTTCCTGGTAGTTGCAGTTCGATTTGCACATTACCAAATAATCCATTTTGCACATCTTGCGTTTGAGAAAATAGTTCTGCTCCACTTGGGAATGCTTCAGACGCATCATTTATGTGTAGTTTAAGAAATGACGCTGGCTTCATTAGCGCCGCTTTTGCTTCTGCCGTAAAGGGCAACTCTGCTTCCATCGACCCAATCTCTGCAAATACTTTCTCGACATCAGATTCTATATTTTCAACAGCACCTGTAACAGGATTGAAGTTAATCATTCTACTTGCAAGTGTGCCGTTCGTTAATTTTTTAACTGTGTCTCCACTATTAAGTATGTTGAAATGCTCAATCGCTTGATTCATTGCAGACAAGTTAATACCAGAGTTATTTGGAGTCCAGTGAAGACGTTCTCTTTGTTCAGAATCTTTAATCGGTTCAATATCAAATATTAGCGACTGTATACTTCTAAAATGGAATCCTTGAAGGTCTTCCCAAAATTTGTAGTCCGCTCCTGTTGGGTGTGCGGCTGATTGTGCAGTCTTTGTCATTTCTCTGATAATTTTGGCAGGTGACCATGCAGGGAATGACATTCTTCTTGGTGTTAGTGTAGGTTCTGAATCAAATACTTTTTCGATTGTGCTTTTTGTATCAGCCTTGATAGATTCTTCATAAATCTTTGTTGCCATATCAGAAAGCAATTCGCCGTCAAACCCATAACTCATTGTGGTGCCAGCATTTGCCATCATCTCATGTGATGCAAAACTCAAAATGTAACTTTGACCATTATCACCTACTGCGCCTGCACCAGATATTTTGTAAATATAAAATTCATGTTCTTGTACATCTCCGCCAGGAGTCTCCCAAGAAACTTCTAAATACTCTTCACCGTTTATTGGTAATTTAGAGCGAAACCCGATAGTATCATAGACAGCAATAGTTCCAGTCACAAATGGTTTATACATGTCTTCATAAATATGCATCTCAAGCATAATGCCCGTGATATCTACGGGATTGCCAGTGCCTTGCAATGGGATTACGTTAAGTTTAGTTAGTCTAACGTCATCTGGATTATTTAAATCTGCCATAATAAATTATACCGTTGTCTTTTTAGGATTTAATATCGAAGACATTTGCTCTACAATAAATTGAACGTATTGGGGTTTGATTAATTTGACTTTACGTTTTGTATCGTTAAGTTCAGTCTCATATAGAATGTTTGAAACTTCTCTGCGGTCAGAAACTTGTGTCTCTAAAAACTGTTCATAATCTAGCGTATTACCGTCTACAATATTTTCATAATGATGTGTTGCTTTAGTTGTCGCTATTAGGTATTGTCCAAACTGCACGCCACCTTCTAACCTACCTTCATCACGAACCATAACTGTAGTTGCTTGTTCGCCTTTAACAAAATCGCCTGAAGTTTTTAGTATAATGATTCGACCTGTGCTTGGGTTCCAATCATGCACTGTTCCAATAGCACCACTAGTTAGACCAGTAATTCTAGCGCCCTTTGGAATATCTCCAGAGAATGAATTTGTATTCATTGTAATTCCTGGATACTTTGCATTTACATAATTAGTAAATGTCTGATAGTTCATACCGAATCCGAACTGACCATCAAATACGTCATTAGTCATTAATATGACCCAATGTAAATTTACATCTTCATAATACTTGTGCGCCATCATCTCAGGTGTGTCGCCCTCTTGCATCTCATACTCATAAAAGATTTTACCATTCTGCTTTACAACATTTTTAATTGCGGCACGAACAAGTAAGTTCTTGACAATAACCCCCTCTGGATTATCATCAAATGCGAATGAGTATGATATATTCGGGTACTTGCTAAATAGCAGACTCTTTTTTCTGGGTGCTTGTGCCATATATTATATTCCCCCCAAACTCTCTTTTGTGAGATATTTTGTCTCTTTAAACGATAGAGACAAGTCGATTTCCGCTGGGTTTTGGTCAGCATGAACTGCGGCAACACCTGCACCTGCATAATTAACAGTCACATCAGTAAGCACTGCTTCAGTGTATCCACCATAAATACTACCAGCCGAGACATTTATCGAATACTTTGATGGTGGTGTAAAATATGCTTCACCAGTACCTTCTTTGAATTCTGGGTGCATATGATATTTAAAACTATCAATGATACTCTTCAAATCATTTGCCTCTCCAGCATTTCTAGGAAAGAATTTAAATTCAAAAGTAAAAGTTCTAAATCCCATACCCTTAAACATTACTTCCATATGATTGTTTTGGGCACGATTCATAGCAATATCAGCCGCCGCCTCAGCACCAGCGACACCAAGCGCATTGCCAGCCATTCCAGCGGCATTTGATATGACCTGCGATTTGCCTGCATTAAATGCTTGAATTGCGGCAGCGCCAGATGCGCCTTGTTGCATGAAAGGTTTCAATAGAGTTGAAATTTGAGTCTCTTCATAGTTAGCAGTAAATTGAGTCTGCATTGCTTGAGGAAGATACAAACGACAAGAACCCTGAGAGAATGAAAACAACGAGCCAGCCGCCGCAGAATTTGGGTCGTACTGTACGCCTGGACTTAACAGCGCAGTGAATGTGATTGCAGGACCAGTACCATCCGCAGGAAACACCTTATTCGAAGTTCCGAATATGCTCCCTGCCAACGCACCAAGAGGTCCACCCAAACCCCCAAATGATATTGAAATTCCCATTTGTTATTTTCCTCGTGAGATAAATATGTATATACTTTACCCTACTATTTATAAGGATAATACAAGTGGCATACAAAGGTAAATACAAACCGTCAAACCCATCAAAGTATCGAGGAGATGTAACGAAGGTTATATACCGTTCATTATGGGAGAGAAAGTTTATGGACTATTGTGACAAGAATAATAACGTACTTGAGTGGGCAAGCGAAGAAATTATCATCCCGTATGTTGACCCAACCTCGGGTAAGCAAAGAAAATACTTTCCCGACTTTTGGGTAAAGTATATAAACAAACAAGGTGTGACTAAGTGTATGTTGGTTGAAGTTAAACCAAAGAAACAACTTAAAGAACCAGATTCATCTAAAAAGAATAACACACCTACGGGTCGTTTGTCAACCAAATATGTGCGAGAAGTAAAAACATATGCTGTAAATCAAGCAAAGTTCAAAGCCGCAAAAGAATTCTGTTTAGACAGAAAGTGGGATTGGCAAATACTTACTGAAGACCATCTGACGTAAGTTGTATAAATAGATATAGTAATATTTATAACAGGAATTAATAGGTATGGCAACTGCATACGTCTTTGATGACATTCTACTGCAAGGGGTTCGTTCTGGTCAAGTGCCGGCGAGAACTCGTGCGGCTAGGGATTGGTACAGAGCAAAAGCAAAAGAGACTACAACTGCTACCCAAACAAAACTTATTAGTGATAAAGAACGGTTGAGAACAAAACTGCTTCCTGGGACTATGGTGTTCTTTACATACGACCCAAAGACAAAAGCGAAACTCCCATTCTATGATAGGTTTCCATTGACAGTTATTGTTGATGTTACGAGTGATGGATTCACTGGTCTAAATTTGCATTATCTTCCCTATGTTCAAAGAGCGAAGTTAATGGATGCATTGTATACGATTTCTTCAAATAAGAAGTTTGATGAGACAACAAGAATTCGTGCAACATACAAGACACTACAGGGTGCGGCAAAATTCGCATCATTCAAACCGTGCTTTAAGCGATATCTAAATGGTCATCTTAGAAGTAGATTTCTATATGTAAACCCATCAGAATGGGACATTGCACTATTTTTACCTGTAGAAAATTTCAAGAAATCTGGCAAGAGTAAAGTCTGGGCTGATAGTCTGTCAAAGGTATAGGATGAATAAAAATGGACATAGATAACTTTAAATCATCAGTTGGTTCAATGGGACTTCAAAAGTCTTCTCATTATATGGTTGAGATGTATCCTCCTGCAGGTCTTGCTGTTCCTCGAGGCAACATTAGTGCCCACACATTTGTTAAAGACGTATCTCTGCCAGGCAGAAACATTTCAACGTCTGAAGTCAAATACGGTTCATTGCCTACAATGAAACAAGCATACAACTCTATTCCAAACGACTGTAGTGCTACATTCATGGCTGATGGTAATATGGAGTTGTGGAGATTTTTTCAGGAGTGGCAGAATAAAATTCACGACCCGATGACAGGCTATGTCGGCTACCCTGACGACTACAAGGGTCTAGTTAAAATTAAAACTATGAACACGCTAGGTGAAGTTACTCATGAGCAAGCACTATATGATGCATTCCCCGAAAATGTCGGAGACATTAGTTTGTCTTACGGAGCAGAAGAGATTGCGACATTCTCAGTAACATTCGCATATACAAGAACTGAGGCTGGTGGAAGCCCGACTTTTGGTGGAGGAATCTCATCAGCCCTTGGTGGTTTACTTGGTGGTGGAATCTCTATTAAGGTCGGTCCTGTAAACATAAGAATCCCTTTACGTTTCTAATATATAGTATGTACTAAATTATTTTTAAAATGGAGTTATAAAAAATGGCGTTACCTAAAATTGATTTGCCACTGTATACAACTGAAATCCCAACAACTGGAAAGACAGTTTCATACAGACCCTTCTTAGTTAAAGAAGAAAAAATTCTACTTATGGCTTTAGAGAGCGGTGAAGAAGAAAACATTCATAATGCAACACTTCAAATTATACAAAACTGTGTACCTGAAGTTGACATTGACAAATTAGCATCGTTTGATACTGAGTGGTTGTTTCTACAAATTCGTAGACGCAGTATCGGTGAAAAGACTACATTGCGATTTAGACACAAGGATGGGATGAACTCAAAAGGTGTTCAGTGTAAAGCAGTTATGTCAGTTGAAGTTGATTTGGCTGAAGTCGAAATGCTAGGGCAGATTAAACCTCCAGTGATTCAGTTGACTGATGACATTGGTATGAAGATGAGATATCCTACAATTAAAGAGACGATTGATATTTCTAAAGAAGGTGGCGGGAAAGTTGAGAGAACTTTACATACAATTGCAAAATGCATTGATGTTATCTTTGATGGTGATGATATCTTCCCGGCAAAAAATAGTAGCGAAGAAGAACTTTTAGAATTCTTAGATAATTTGAATAGTGAACAGTTCCAATTGATACAAAAATTTATTTCTGAAATTCCTAAACTGCATAAGACAGTTAAGCATAAGTGTGAAACGTGTCAGGATGTAATTGTACATGAGGTGGAAGGGCTATCAAGTTTTTTCGGATAATGCTGGACCATAATAAGTTGAAAAACTTATACGAAACGAATTTTGCTATGGTTCAGCATCACAAATACTCTCTAACTGAAATTGAAAATATGATGCCTTGGGAAAGAGAAGTGTATGTGGGTATGCTGGTAAATTATGTACAAGAACAAAATGATAGAATTCGAGAGCGGAATGCAAAAAGAAAATAACAAATAGAGAGAACTACAAATGGCTATGAATTCCAATGACGCTTTGAGTGCATCAATCAATAAACTCAGAGACGATAACTTTAAACAATTCGCATCAGAGTCCGAGAAGCGCACTAAAGATATGCTTTCTCGTATGGATAGTCTTGGGAAACAGGTCGGTACTGAAAACCAGCAGTACATGGATGCTCTTAAATCCACCATCAGTGCTTCTGGTAAGTTAAGTGCAAGTCAACTAAAAGAAAGTTTGCAGGGTATTAAGGACATCGAAAATGTTCTTAAAGCCCAAACTGATATTGCAGAAAAAGATAGACAGATTCTATTATCTGCGGCGGATGTTGCAAAGAAGCAGATAAACAGTAAAACTCAGAATAAGATATTAGGGAAAATTCAAGAAACTATATCACAAAACGCAGTAGATATTACTTCTGTTGTTGGTGGTCTTGCAGGCAATAGTCCTGCCGTTATGTTTGCGACAAAATATGTGTTAGATAAACGCAAGCAAATGAAAGAAGAGAAGCAGGCTAGAAAAAAAGCAATGGCTGAAGAGTCACTTGAGCGCCTAGAATCTCTTGCCGCGGCAAAACAAAATAGTAAAAATTCTAAAGCAGAAGCAGAAGTCCTTAGTGCAAAGTCTAGTCCAACTATGGGGTCTGGTTCAGATTCTGGTAGTATGGGTGGGCTATCTGAACTAGTAGTCTGGAATGAACTTCAGGCAGAAGAACTTGAAAAGATTCGTATTGGTATTGATAGAGCATTTAAAGTTGATGCATTATCAAATTCAAATGATGAAGAAAATCGCAGAGAAGGTGTCCGCCAACAAGAAAAAATGATTGATGCTATCGAAGGCATTAAAATTGATGGTGGTGGCAAGAAAGACACAGAAGAAGAAGGTGGTGGTCTACTAAGCGGTCTGACTAGTCTATTGGGCGCTGGCGCTGGTGGACTTGGAGGAGCAATCGGTGGACTAACAGGTTCTCTACTCGGTTCAGGTGGTTTGAAAGGTGTTATTAGCAGACTAGCAGGTGCCGCTGGTCCGATTGCGGCAGTTGCAGTCGGTGGTGGTATGATTGCAAAAGATGTTTATGACATGGCTGCCGCCGCACTTGATAATGATATCACAACTGAGATTGAAGGTAAAGACATGGGTGGTGCCATCGGTGGCGCACTACTCGGAACAGTCGGTGCTTTCGTTGGTGGTCCTTTGGGTGCTGGTCTCGGTATGGCACTAGGTAATATGGTTGGTGGATTCATCGGTGACCAAATTGCCCCATCATATCAAGCAGTACTTACAGAATCACAAGCAAAAATTGCGGCATCAAAAGACGCACTTTCTGCATCAATGACTACAATTCAACAATTGTATGATAGTGGTGCAATTAGTAAGGCAGAGTACGACCAGCAGGCGGCTGTGATTCAATCACAACAGTTGTTGAACGACCAACATGCGGCAGAAGCGGCAGAAGTTGAAAGACTGAACCAGACTCGACTAGAGAAGGGTAGACAGTATAACGACCTTAACGCAACTATTCAACGTATGGAAGACCAGGGTCTCACAGTTTCTGGCAGTATGTACGCAACACTAGAACAATTAGAAACCCAGTATGATGCGACAAATGGTGCATTTGAAGATGCGGCTGCCGCACTACAAGCAAAAGTAGACCCATCATATTGGCAGACTATTAGCAGTACTGTTATGGATACTTGGAATAGTCTATCCGATGCAGGTGCCGCGGCGTTTGGTGTAATGAAAGGTGCATTCGAGAGTGCAAAGGGTTGGTTTGCTGATAAGATTTCAGGATTAGATGAAGCATTCGGAATCTCTCAGGCTGTTTCTGACTCTGTGGCGTATGTCGAAGGTAAAGCGGCGGCACTTGCAGAATCCGTCAGTGACGGTCTTTCTGTCGCTGGTGAAGTTGTTGGGGACGCAATTGCTCCAGCAATTGAACGTGCTGGTGAGTTTGTTGAAGCAGGACAAGAAGCAGTTTCTGATGCTGTTGAAGCAGGCATCCAGGCAATGGGTCTTGAAGATGAAGTCGAATTTGTCGGTGACCAACTTGACAAAGCAGGCGAAGCAATTCAAGAAGTTGGTGATGAGATTAGTGGTGCCATCGGTGACATGGTTGAAGGTGTTTCTGGTTGGTGGGATTCTTGGTGGGGTGATGGTCCAGAGCCTGCGCCACTAGATAGAGGCGCAGGACTAATGCGTTCAACAGGTAGTCATGCTGAAATGGCAGTTGCTACAGGTGATGCTGGAACTCGTAGAAATGCACTAGTTGCTCAAATGGATGCTTCAGGTATTACTAGCCCACAAGAACGTGCGGCAATCATGGCGCAAGCAGACCACGAATCTGCTGGATTCACAAGAACTGAAGAGAACTTTAACTACTCAGGTAAAAGATTATTTGAACTATATGGTGCAGGTAACTCATACGGAAACAAAGTACGTTTCAATTCACAACAAGAAGCAGAAGGACTAGTATCTCAAGGACAGAGTGCAGTTGGTGATGTTATCTATGGTGGACGTATGGGCAACGACACAGAAGGTGATGGATTCAAGTACAGAGGTAGGGGCGCTTTCCAATTAACAGGTAAAGCAAACTACAAAAAGTACGGAGACATGATTGGTGTTGACCTAGTTGCAAATCCAGAACTTGTGAATGACCCAGAGATTGGTGCAAAAGTCGCAGTCGCATACTATCAAGACCGTGTGTCTGGTAGAGGTATTGAGGGTGGCGACATTGATGCAGTATCCAGAGCAGTTAATGGTGGTAGTGTTGGACTAGGGGACAGAAGAGAACTATACTCTCAGTATCTTGCAAGTGGTGTACCTGCGGCTGAAATGGTTCCAGGTGCTGGCGGTTCTGGTGCGGCATTAGCAGATATTGCTACAACTAATGAAGAACTACTCGCAGAACAACAGCAAGGCACTGGTTCTGGTAACCCTATTATTATGAATGCAAACAGTTCTACTGTAGCATCTTCATCAAACAACACAACAACTTCATCTTCATCTACGCAACACTTGTCGCCAGAAGAAGCGGCGTTGATATACGGATAACAAAAAGGGGGCAATCAAGCCCCCTCTTCTTTTTACAAATCAGATTCTATATTAATCATCTTCTGCCAATTTGGCAAAGTATGACATAGTATCTTCTTCATCATCGCTATCTACTGAAACACTCTCCGCCGTCTTTGCAGTCGGTTTAGATGCTTCAGGCGCTTCTTTAAACGCTGGCTTGTATGATGTAACAGCAGGTCCATCATCAACAGCACTTGCACTTGCTTGTCCAGATACACCAAGAACTTTGTTCAAACGTGCTGTTAGTTCTGCATACGACTTGAAGTTCTTAGGGTCAACAAATTCAACAAGTGAATGCTGTTTTTTCCAAAGTGTTTCAAGAGCATCGTCATCACCATCAAGCAAAGCAGTTGAACTATCAAACTCTGACTTGTCATAGTTACGATAACCTTCTACCTGACGAATTTTCAATTTGAAGTTTGCGCCTTCCCAGAAATCAAATGGGTTGACTGGACTCTCATCTTCAAACTGCGGATTCATCGCTTCAGTAATCTTATCAAAGATTTTCTTACCGAACTGATACAAGAAGACCTGACCTTCATTCTCTGGACGCTTAGGGTCACTGACAACCATGATGTTGGCAATGTACTTCAAGCGGCGTTTTTGCTTACGAGCAATTTCTTTGTTCGCTTCAACGCCAGAGTTCCAAAGTTTAGAGTTGTACTCAGATACGGGGTCTTGTCCACCGATTGTCGTTAGGGAGTTTTCAATGTACCAACCACCTGGTCCTTGGAAGCCATGGTCGAATACACGAACCCATGGTAGGTCTTCACCTTCTGGTGCTGGTAGGAAGCGAATGACTGCAAAGCCGTTGCCTGCTTTATCGACTTCTGGTTTCCAGAAACGGTCTTCACTTTGACCACCTGATTGTGGTGATGCTTGTTTCTCTAGTTCAGATGCAAGTTTTGCAAAGTTGCCAGAGGATTTTTTGAGGGATGCAAAAGACATAGTATTTTCCTTTAAGAGTTATATTGCTGTATAGCAGTTTTTGTTTTCATCGTATCCACATTATCATAATATACAAGTGTATTTATAACACAAAAATTATGGTTTGTCAAGTGAAAACTTCCTTCATCAACGATTTAATTTTGCTAACATCTACATTAACAAAACCTTCATACTTCTTTATACGCTTACGAACAATCGGGTAGAAGATATCATCCTCTACATTCTTATCCCAACGAGCAAAGAAGTTTAACACCCTATCCATTGCAACGAGTGTTTCAACTTGAATTAAATCTTCTTGTTGAAACTGCAACAGTAGGGGCAACTCATTGTCTCTCACCGCAAACAACTCATCAAATGTTACATTGTTGTTGTCTAGGTAAGAGACAATATTAGATAGGTCCGACTTGACTAGATATGTCATTGACTGTTGCTTTTTTTGAAAGCGTTTATACACTTCAATGTATTTCTCATCAAGTAGGTTACCCACCCAAATCTTTTCATTCTCAAAGAAGTTCGCAACGAGAAAGTATTTCAACTCCTCGTCATCAAACCTCTTGCCCAACTTAGTGAAGAAGAATTTGTCTTTACGACCTAGAAAACTCTTCTCACTTGCCGATACCTTTCCATTATACTTGATGTAATCATAACTGTCAAGGGAAAAATGGTTTTTAATTGCAAGATATTGTCGATAGGCTTCGAATCCAGTCATAGCGGTAATGTGCTTATCCTCGGTAAATAGTTCATCTCACGATATTCATTCTCAAGATACATTTTAGTTTTCGCATCAATGTACTTTGCGATATCATCATACTCAAGTTCGTTTTCTTCACACAGTAGACAGACAGCATCAATATACGGCATGTTCTCTTCCGAGACAAGCACTTTAAGTTTCAGATTGAAATCTTCAATGTTCATTTTAGTTTGAATTTCTACGGTGTTGTCCATTTATGTCCTCCATGTAAGAATGTTCTTGTACGCACCTTTTTTGGGGGATGCACTACGCAGTTTAGGGTTTTTAATATCTTCATCAGACGCATAATAGTTGTGAGGATGCTTCTTTACTTTAGTCTGATTAGGTTTTTCAATTTCGTATTTTTCTACTTCATTCATTATATCATCCTTTCAGTTCATTGGCAAGGGGAAAAATCTTAGAAATTACTTCTGCACATGCATGAGCAATCTGCATATGTTCTTTCTGGGTACCGTTCGCACCACGCAATTCAATGTAATGAATCCACGAACGCAGGCTTCCTTGCATGTACAAACGTGATTTCGTCAAACCTTCAGGTAAGACTTTTCGTGCTTGTTCTTTTGCAATGCCCCGTTCAATCGCCTGCTCATAGACTTCTTTTGATTGGTCAATAATCCACTGTTGCTTTGCGTCCCACCAAACTTGTAAAGATATATCACCAGTCTCAATAGAGTTCTGACGATTCTCCAAGTCTTGCAAACGTGCTTCAGACTTAACAAATGCATCACCCATGCTTGCTGGGTCTGCATATCGTTGACTGAATTCTTGAAATGCAAAACTGCGGTGGCGAACAATCTGGTGGGCGATATCACGAGTTGTGTCAATCTCAAGCGTGGCGTTAACCATCTCAAGTGGTGACCAGTGGGCATGTTTGATTAGATACTTAATCAACTTCCCGGAGGTTTCGTTGTTCATTTGATTCGTAGGATTTGAAACCCTAGCACAATATGCAATAAGTTCTTGCATATCATCAAGTCCAATGAATGCGTCTTTTTCGACTTGTGAATAACAGATTAATCTAACTGACATGGGTTCTCCTTAACGATAAAAAATATGTGTACCAATTTTAGTAGTACGTTTCATAGACTTTGCCCAATAAGGCGTGACGTATGTTGCATGATAATACAGGGCTCCATCAGTAATGTCAAGGAGTTTATTCTCTGTATAGAGTTCATAGATTTCCCATGCTAGGGCTTGAGACATTTGCCAGTTCTCGCCTTCGTATGGTGTGTCTTTTTTCCCATCACAGTACCAACTGAACTGGCAACGATTGCGTTTCATACCGCCGTCTTTGTTCTTTTCTCCTTGATGTACTACATCACAAATTGTAGCAGGAAATTTACTATCAAGCACACGGTTGATTGTAACATTTGCTACTGCAACTCTACCAGCAGTCTCTTCAACTCCCGCCTCATAGTAGATGTTCTTTGCAAGACACCCTACTTCTGTCAAGTCAAAAATGATATCATTTATTGGGGCTGGTTGAACTTCTGACGCTGATGATGGACTAGAAGAAAAAGAATTGACGACAAAGGCAGCCAAACTTATAAATAGTACTGAAGTAATTGCACTTTTCACGATAAAACCTTTCGTTCTTTTTTTAGTACATGTGTATAATAGCATGGTTTTTGCATCCTGTCAAGTGGTATTATGATTATTTAGTTAAAAAACCCTAAAAAAGAAGAGGGATACTATAAAAATGTATGAGTGGAGGTGACCCAACAGTAACCAAATAGAAGGTGTTCAGATGAACAGAATAACAATGTCGGCAATTTTCGTAATGTCTTTGATGTCTGCTAATATAACTGCGGCAGAAGATATCAACACTAACAATGTCAACACTAACACAACAACTGTGGATAGCACAACAGACAATACGAATACAAATGTCAATACCTCGACAAATGTAAACACGAATACTAATACTAACACTAATGTGAATACTAGTACTGCAACAAATACTAATAACAACACCAATGTTAATACCAGTACTTCAACAAACACAAATAATAATACAAGTAATGTTACAAGTAACAATACAAATACAAATATTAATACCTCAAATGATACTTCAAATGCGACTATTAATAGCACAAGTAATAACACAAATACCAATAATTCAGATATAACATCTAATAATACAAATACTAACACTAATAGTAACACTAATGATACTACGGTGAATAGTACTAGCAATAACACAAATCAAAATAATAACAATAACAATAACACCTCAAAGATTGAGCAAGAGATTAAGTCACCTCCACCTAGTGCTATTGCCCCAAACATAAGCGCAAATAATATTGACTTGTGTACTACAGGTATATCTGGTGCTGTTCAAACTCAGATTCTAGGTATTGCTGGTGGTAGTACTGTTAGGGATATGAATTGTGAAAGATTAAAGTTGTCAAAGACGCTGTATGATATGGGCATGAAAGTTGCCGCAGTATCAGTCATGTGTCAAGACGAGCGTGTATTTTCAGCAATGGAAATGGCTGGAACACCTTGCCCATTCATGGGTGACATTGGGGTTGAGGCAAAAGCGGCTTGGGAACTAATGCCCGAACTTCGTCCAGACGCTGAACAATACAGAGCAAGACAAGAGTACATTGCAGATATTCAGTCTGCGATTAAAGACGGAAAAAACCCTAATAATGTTACCAAGAAGGAACCACTAAATGTCAACAAAGATTTCTTATTTGGTTTGGGTGCTGGTGCTTTGCTTTTGCTTCTCCTCTAGCAAAGCATTCGCCGCATGGAACGACTACACATTTAATAGTGATATAGACTTTTATAAAGATTCAATTTTACAGTCGAATCCAGATTACATATTAACAGATTGGCAGTATTTCCCGTCAGATGGACTTTACCAGGACGGGGATACTACAAATGATAGTTTCTGCTTTCCTATGGATACTGGGCAGGGCGGTTACATTATTGTGTATGGTGCCAACGGCGCTTCGAATTGTTCGCAATGGTCAATGTGGAATCCAAACTATGCGAATGCGACTATGGTGAATTATTTCGATATGGTGGGCGCAGTTAAACTTGACTGTTCAAATCCATTAAATGACATGTCGTGTCCAGGTTATCAGCAAGCGTATTTTCAAATGCTATGCACAACCAATCCGTTGTATGACCAATCATGTCCCGGATATGCACAAGCATATGCAGTGTTACTTAATGAAGAGAGACTGGCAGAGCAACTTGCAAGTGCTGTTGATGATGGCACGCCAAGTAATGACGGCAATGACAACGCAGATGGGACAGACTTAACTGCGTTTATTGAACCTGTGGTTGTAGAACAAGTGCAACAAGTTGTAGAAGACTTTTCTGGAAGTGATGATGGTAGTGTTCAAGAACAAGTTGTAGATGTAGTTGAGCAAGCGCAACAAGTCGTAGAGCAGGCAGCGGCGGTTGCTGGTGTTGCTGTAGAAGTTGCACAAGAAGCAAACGCAGTAGCAGAACAAGAGGCGACTGGTGTTGCATTGACTGATGAAAAGATTGTTGAACAGTCAGCCGCAACTTCAGAACCAAGTAAAGAAGACGGACCTTCTGCGAGAGATACAATTAACAGACTGTCAGCAATTGGTGTGCTTGGAAACTCACAGACGAATGGTGTTGGTGATGCAACTGGACTCAGTAGTTCTATTGAAGGCACTGGTGGAACAATGTCGCTAACAGGGCAAGTGCAAGACGCTAGTGCAAGTAACGGTAGCGGTGGACAACAGAATGATGGCAGTTCATCACAGTCTACAGATGGTATGGATAGTGGGTCTGTATTTGGTTCAGTTATAGATTCACCAGAAACAATGGCGAATGGTAATAGTGAACTAGAAACTCAGATGGGTTCTAATCTAAACGACATGTTTAGTGACCCTGCATTGCAATCTGATGTAGAACTGTTTTCTGGAATAGGACAAGATAAGATAGAGACATTATCTTCACGAATAATAAAAGATAGAATAAATGCATTAATAGAAGCAGACAAAGATACCTCAGTTAAAGATGCTGAAGAATTAGTTGCAGAAAGTATACAAGAATCCATTGATAATAAGTTAGATGATTTAATGACCGATGCTGGTCAAAATCAAGCGGAGATTGTTGCTCTTATGGGTATCAATATTGATTTTGATTCATACAAAAACAAAAAGATTGAAGAGATATCATTCTATACTGATGGTCAGTGGTTTCAAGAAGTTGAGATTCCACAGAATCGTAGAGCATTACGCAATGGATTAGCGCAACAGATTTTGCATGACAAAATGGTTGATGAACAGTATGAAAGTAGTGATAACTAAAATAAAAAAAGGAAAAGTAAAATGACAAATGACGTAAAAACAATTGACTCAGATGCACTTGATGGTGCAGACGCAAACGGTGACGGACACATTTCCAAAGAAGAAATGGAGATGCACTTAGAGTTCAAAAGAAAAGAAATGGAAGATGCAGATGCAATGCGTGACGCACAACGTAACATGGCATGGTTTGCTTTGTTTGGTATGTTGCTCTATCCAGCGTCTGTTGTGTTTTCTTCATTCCTAGGTCTTGAGCAAGCAAGCAAAACTCTAGGGGATATGGCACCAACATACTTCGTATCTGTTGCCGCAATCGTTGCCGCCTTCTATGCTAAAGAAGCAATGGGAACCAAGAAGTAAGGGGTATTTTATGTTAAAAGACAATTGCCATAGAATGGCTGTACTTGCTAATACTGCTTATATGAGTAAAAAAGAAGGTACTGCAAAATACAAATCTCTGGGATATGGTACTGTAAAGTTCATTTCTATTGATGGCGCACAATGTTATATTGTCACAAATAAAGAAGAAATGGTTGTATGCTTTAGAGGAACAGAACCAAGTGAAGTCTCTGATATCAAAGCAGACCTAAATGCACTACCAAAAAAGAGTAAAGTCTCTGGGTATGTACATAAGGGATTCTTTGATGAAGTTGAAAAAGTTTGGGACAGTGTTATGGCAATTGTCAAAACAAAAACAGTGACAGCAAACTTGTTTGTCACTGGGCATTCTCTGGGTGCGGCAATGGCGACTATAGCGACTGGTAGACTTGGGTCAAGGGTTACTGCACTATACACATATGGTTCACCTAGAGCAGGAACAAAGCATTTTATAAATACAATAGATTGCCCACACTTCCGT